AGCAGGTCAGTTAATCAGTTGGGTGTTACATATTGTAGCAACATGTACAACGCTGTGGATCAATTTGGAGTGACTTACATCAGTTTCCAAGATGACCCATACAACATTCAAGTTAATGCAATCATTGCTAACTTAGCAACTGACCAAATTAATGGAAGACCATTGTTTGATGGTTACTTTAGTGTAACTTTTGAACAGAATCTAGTATATGGTCCAACACAAGCAGAACGACATGACTGGACATTTCAAATGACCCGTTTAGAATTTAATACATAAGCCACTAACCTTAAGGAGAACATAAAATGGCAAGAATTACAGTTAACGAATCAGGCACACAACCATTGCTTCTATTGAGCATGGATATTGCCAACGCAACTGCTGCCAATCTAGCAAATGGAAATATCGCACTTGCTAATAGCCTTTCTGTAACATGCTTACAGGATATCACTATTACATCAAGCACCGGTATCTTCTCATGGACAGATTTTTGCAGTATCGACACTAACAAAATCACCACACCAGCAGATAACGAAGTTTCTACAAACATTGTTATCGATCCAACTGGATACTTTGGTGCCAACACAGCAATTCAAACTGCTGAGGATCAAGGCATTGCAAGTTTGAGCCAGAACAAGATTCCTGTTCAGTTCAAACTAGTATGGAACAATGACAATCCTAACGCAAACGTTGCGAACTCATACTTCACAACTGGCGTTGGTTACATCAGTTCACTTGCACCTACAGTAAGTCCTGAAGCGCCTGTCTGGGTCACACCAATGACAATCGCTGTTGATGGTACAATGTATAACGGCATTAACTAATATCGTTATATGATGTAAATATGAGGGGACGCCTAAAAACGTCCCCTTTTTACTAAAAGGTGAACAAATGAATGAAAACCCATGGTTAAAGACTGATGAAGAAAAGTTGCGCAGTCTAATAGCCGATGAAGCAAAAATGATGCCCATGTTAGATAACATGCAAGCAACAGTAAAGCAACTAAAAGCAAAACAAGCATTTCGTCTAGCACTTCTCAATCAATTACTAGAGAATCAAGACGATAATGACAATAAATAATATACGTGAAACAATTTAAGGAGACAACAAATGAAACTTTCACAAATCACAGCAAAACCCCAACTAATCGAAGTAGTCATTGATGATGAAGATACCATCAGTGAGTTTGGCGAGTCATTGTCATTCTATACTTGGGATCGTCAACCAATGGATGTGTTTCTCAAATTAGCAAATATTGAGCAAGACGCAGACAACAACGTAATTGCAATCGTAAAAACATTAATCTTAGATGAGAATGGCAAAGAGATTCTTGCAGATAACAGAACCTTGCCTGCAAAGTTATTGATGAAATCAATTGCAAAGGTTACTGAATTGCTGGGAAAGTAACAAATGATAGTGTCGATATCAAGTCACAAAAAATGGCTATGATATTGATGATTGACGAGTTGAGCAAGAGATATGGTCTCTTGCCCAGCGAGGTTATTAGAAGAGCAGATACTTTTGATGTTTGGATTATGGACTGTTCATTATCATTCCACAAATATCATGAGTACAAGCAGGGCCATAATGGTAAGGCGCCAGTCCCAGATTATAGCACTGACGAATTGAAATCTATGTTAGCGAGGAACAGAAAAGATGTTAAAGGCTAAAATTGTTGTTAACAATATCACACCTAGTGCTACTAGAATTCAAAATGCACTTGCTAAGTTGCCTCAAGAAGCATACAAAGTGTTCAAAGACAACACACCTATTAAAACAGGTAATGCACGTAGAAAAACTCGACTATCAGGCGACACTATCAGAGCAGATTACCCTTACGCAGAAAAATTAAACGAAGGTTACAGTAAGCAAGCACCACAAGGCATGGTTACACCAACAGAAAAGTTTTTGCGCAAGCGAATCAGAGAAATATTGCGTGGAAAATAAGGTGACCTATGGCAGACTTAAAATATTCAGTAGAGATTGATACCAGAGGCGCAACAAGCGCACTTAATGGATTAAAGGCAGCAATCGCAGGTGTTGTTGCTGGCTTAACCACAGGTGTACTTGTTGATTTCGCAGACTCTATTACATCATTAAAGAATAAACTTGCCACAATCACACCTGAACTAGCAAATGTTGATAAGCAATTCAAAGCAATTGCTGCCATTGCTATTAGTTCAAGAACACCACTAGAACAAACTGGTGACTTGTACTTTAGAATTGCACGTGCGGCTGATGATTTAGGTATCAGCCAGCAAGAAGCCGCAAACATTACAGATAGTGTTGCAAAAGCAATCAGTGCTACTGGATTGTCTGCACAAGAAGCCGCAGGTCCACTATTACAATTGGGCCAGGCATTGCAATCAGGGCGTTTTCAGGGTGATGAATTACGTAGTATCTTAGAAGGTATGCCTGTTGTTGCTAAGGCAATGGCAGACAGTCTAGGTGTTACTGTTGGTGAACTACGTGAACTTGGTAGTCAAGGTAAGATTACTGGTGATGTGTTTGTGCAAGCAATGCGCAAAGCAAAAGACAGTATTGATGAAGCATTCTTACGTACACAACCTACAATCAAGCAAGCATTTGAAACATTAAAGACAAGCAGTAAACTTGCATTTGATGAGTTTGAGAAGAACTCTAAAACAGGTGCTTCAACAGCACGTGTAATCGAATATCTTGGCTTTATGATGTTCAAGGCTGCTAAGAATATTGATGAATTTATTGGCCCACTAAAGATTCTAATTCAAATTCTTGCAACACTTGCTACATTTACTATTGTTGGTAGAGTAATTAGAGCAATTGGTGCTGCCTTTACTGCAACATCAACAGCCATTTCTACCTTTTCTGCGGCCGCAACAGGGGCAGTAAGTACTTTCAGAGCAGGATTTGCTTCTTTAGGTAGAACAGTTGAAGTTGCTACATGGTATATTGCACGTTTCATGAAAGGCAATGCAACCTTAAGCAGTTTGTTAGTGGATCTTGGAAAAAGATTCGCATTCGTTAGACAGGGCGTTGGTCTCTTAGGTAAAGCATTCGTATCAATTAAAGGTTACTTATTGCAATTAGCAACAGCGATTGCAAGTTTTCTTGGTATTGACGCATTAATTGACAAGATTAAAGAAATTGGCAGTGGCACAGGCGAAACTGCTGATGATATGGCTGACTTCCGTAAAGAACTAGCCAACATGAAGAATGGCTTGGACGATACTGCTGGTGCAGGCGCAAGTGCCATTGCAACACAAAAAGAACTTGCTAGAGCCGCCGCAGAAGCCGCATATCAATTAGCACTTGAAGCAAAACAATATCACGATGCAGTAGCAGAACAGAAGAAAAATCTTAAAACACAAATGGAAAACATTGGTGTTGCAGAAGATATCTTGCGTGTTCGTGAAAATCTTTTAGAGTTTGATAGAAACTATGCTCAAGAAGAGAAAAGATTAAGCGAAGCAATTGCTAAAGCAAGTTTAAGTAAAGATGACAAAGAACGCAAGAGCATTGCGTCATTAAGAGAATACTTAAAACAATTACGTGAATCACGTGACGCAGACCGTGCTGCCATTGAAGGTCAAACACAAGCAATCAACGAAAAGTTGGCCGCTGACAGATTACAACAATATCAGACAGAAGCACTCATCAAAGCAAATGAAGAGTTGCAAAAAGTCCAAGATGACATTGCCAAATTGACAATGACTGAAATGGAAAAGAAATATTATGATATTGATAGAGCAGCCAAGCAAGCAGCCGAATCTGCTATTCGTGCAGAAGAAAAGATTCGTGGACGCAAGTTAACAACTAACGAAGCAAAAGCATATTATGATGCGGCAAAGCAAGGTGCTGAAGAACTCAAAACAGCAAATCAAGACCTTGCTAATCAGTCAATGACATTTGATACTGGTTGGAAGCAAGCACTTAATAACTATTTGACAGAAAGCACAGATAAAGCCGCACAAGCAAAACGTGTGTTTGAAGGATTTACAAAGGGCATTGAAGATGCATTCGTAAACTTTGCTAAGACAGGTAAGTTGTCATTCAAAGACCTATTGAACTTCATGCTTGAAGAGTTTGTACGTAGCAACGTAAGAAACTTGTTCGCAGATATCTTCGGTGGTGGTGGCAGTGGTGGCAGTACTATTGGTAGCATTTTTAAGTCAATCTTTGGTCTTCGTGCTGATGGTGGCCCTGCACAAGCAAATAAACCATATATTGTTGGTGAGGAAGGTCCAGAACTATTCGTACCTAAAGGAACTGGTACAGTATTGCCTAATGGTGTTGGTATGGGTGGCACAACAAATAACACTTACATTACTAACAACATTCAAGCAGTTGACGCAAAGAGTGTTGCGCAATTATTTGCTACAAATCGCAAAGCATTGTTAGGGTCAGTTGAAATGGCACGTAAAGAATTGCCGTACTAATAATAGGAATAAGATATGTCAGGATTACAGACAATTATTAACAATTGCAACGGGATAACAATCAATCGTAGAAAGGTTGTTGGTATTCAGTATACACGCAATGAAAGTCCACGCACAAGTTTAACGCCAACATATAACCCTTGGCGCTTTAGTGTTCAGATGCCAGGTTCATTGCGTTATAACGAAGCACGTAGTTTAATGGAAGCAATCGACACATTGGATCGTTATACACCACAAACAATTACGTTTGGTAATGTAAGTTGCTTGAACTGGATCTTTAGATATCAGGGTGCAATGACTAGTGGACAGATTAATACAATCACAGTGCAATCATTTACAGGCAATCAGTTAGTATTAACTGGTCTACCTACTGTAGGATCAAGCACAGTATTGTTTGAACCTAATGACTTGATTCAGATTGGTACAAATCCATATCCATTCACTAGCACTACACAAATATTACGTGGTAGTGGAAGTACAGTAACAATTACAACAAATAGACCTAACATCATTAGTTCAAGCGTAGTAGGATTAGGAATCACAGTTGGCAATGCATGTCAATTTAGAGTTTTCTGTCCTAACATGCCAACATATAGTTTAAGTCCAGGCGGCTATCAGAAAAATTCAAGTGGTGTTGTTGTTGGCAACGCACTTATTAACTTTGATAGTGAGTTTGACCTATATGAGTGGGTAGGAACAACATAAGGAACAAATCATGGAAAATATCCCAGAGGTAGCCAATAGTCCACCGTTTATTAACAGTGCTGAGTTTGTCAAACTCACAGTGTATAACGAATATGGCAACACAGCAAACGTAAACGTTTATACGTTTAGTTCTGCATATAAGTCAGAGACTATTGCAAACACAGTTTATGAACCACTAGGTGGGCTGATACAAGTTGGTGCGCAAGCACGTGACTTGCGTGTAACATCAGCAGACACTAGTATCAGTTTAAGTGGTGTAGATGGTAACAACATCTATATCGTGCTTGGTACAAACATCAAAGGTAGCAAAGTAGAAATCATTCGTGGCTTTTATGGCACAAGTGACGGTAACGTTGCTAACTTATATAACCTAACAAATACATACCCTCGTTTCACAGGTATCGTAACTAGTTACAGTGTTAATGAAGAACGTGAAGGTGAGAATGACAACTTCACAGTTGCTATTAACGCAAGCAGTTACAAAGCAGTACTTGAAAACAGGGTTGCAGGTCGTAAGACGAACAAAAGCAGTTGGCAGGTGTTTAACTCAACTGACAGTGGAATGAATAACGTGTATTCCATCGCTGACCAAGCGTTTGAGTTTGGCAAGAAGCCAACAGGCACACCAATCAACAGCAGTGGTGCTGGACTTGGTCGTGGACAGTTTGGAACTGAGCAATCATATATCCAGGAAAATTAACAAATGAACATTAGATTAGCAAATAAATTTGACCAACCACATATCTTTAAAATGCTACGCAATTTTAGAGACTGTAGCCCTATTCAAGTTATGTCTACTATAGACAACGAAGAATACGTCAGTAAGTTATTGAATGCATTGTTGCATGGCAGAGGCGTAGTATTGATTGCAGAGAAAGAAGAACCAGTAGGTATGCTCATGGCTGTGATTGACCAAAATGTGTGGGATCCAAATGTATTTCTAATGAAGGAACTTGTTTATTGGGTTGAACCTGAATATAGAGGAACTACAGCAGGATATAGATTATTAGCAAAGTATAACGAACTTGCCAAAGAATTAGTTGATGAAGGCAGAATTAGTTTTTATACTATGAGCAAGTTGGCAAAATCTCCTGACTTAGATTATGGTAGATTTGGCTATCAACGAGTCGAAGAAACTTGGGTAGCAGGAGTATAACATGGCATTAGTAACAGCATTAGTGGCAGCAGTTGGATTGACGGGCTTTACTGCCACAGTCGCAACATTTGCAATTAGAACAGTTTTAAGTATTGGCGTTAGCAAACTTATTGGTAACAGATTAGGTAGCAAAGCCGCAGGCGCAGAACCAGCAGGTTCACGTGTGCAGTTGCCACCTGCTACTGATAACAAACTACCTGTAATTTATGGTAGTGCGTTTGTTGGACCAATCATTACAGATGCAAAAATCAGTGCAGACCAAAAGACAATGTGGTATGTCTGTACATTTGCAGAACATACAGACACTACAGCAGGCAGTGGATACACATTTGACCAACTATTTTATGATGGTAAACTTGTAACGTTTGGTGCAGGCGATTATGGTGGCAATAACAAAGTTGTAAGTTTGACAACAAACACACAAGGTGGTGGTACTGTTGATACTAAAGTCAATGGTAACTTATGGATCTATTTGTTCCCTAATGGCGTAGCAGGTAGTCAGGCAGGTGGTAACACTGGATCAACAAGCGCAGTTACTATTATGAGTGACAGCAATATTCCTATCAATCAAAGATGGAATGAACCTGCAATTTATACAAACAATGGTCAAAGTGTGCAAATGTCAAATTGTGCGTTTGCTATCATCAAAGTTGTTTTCAATGAAAATGCAGGTACAACACAAATTGGCGCACTAAGCGCAAAGATTACAAATACACTAACAAAACCAGGTAGTGTAATCAAAGACTATCTATTGAATTCACGTTATGGTTGTGGTATTCCTCTTGCTAATATTGATACAGCAAGTTTGACTACATTAGATACTTATTCAGATTTGCCTGTGTACTACACACCACAAGGTGGAGGACCATTAACATCGCAAGTACGATATCGTGTCAATGGTCCATTGGATACAGGTCAAGATTGCTTGACTAACTTACAGTTATTAGTTGATAGTTGCGATAGTTGGTTGCAATACAGCGAACTGACTGGCAAGTGGAAAGTTGTTATCAATCAAAGTTATACAGAAGCAGGCGAAACACTGAGTAGTTTGTATAGTGTTGATAATGACAACTTAGTTGGTGGCATTGATATCAGTCCTATTGATTTGAACGCAAGTTACAATCAGTTGGAAGTACAATATCCAAACGAAAACATCAAAGACCAAACAGACTTCATCTTTGTTAACTTGTTCACTGAATATCCAAGTTTGATTAGTGAGAACGAACCACTAAACAAACTTACATTGCAGTCACAGATTATGAACAACTTTGTGCAAGCAAAGTTTATTGGTATTCGCAGACTATTGCAAGCACGTGAAGATTTAGTCATTAGTTTTGCAACAGACTATAGTGGTATTCAAGTAGAAGCAGGTGATGTTATCAAGGTAACATTAAGTCAATATGGCTGGACTAACAAATTGTTTAGAGTCAGTAATGTTACTGAAGAAAAGTATCCAGATGGTAATCTTGGTGCTAGATTAGTTGCGTTTGAATACAATGACAGTATCTATGACGATGATTTAGATATCACTGACTTTGTGCCAGCAGATAACACAGGTTTAACTGATCCTAACATTATTAGTACTCCAGATGCCCCACAGATTTTAGTAAATGATTTAGGAACTATTGATACTTTCCAAGTATTTGGTAATGTGCCTGACACTGGACTAGTAACTAATCTTGATTTTAATTTTGGTACAGATAGTAATGTATCAAATCATACATTTTATAGCACAGTTAATAATGCCAATGGTATACCTTTAACTAATAGCGACAGTGCAAATAGTGTTTACAATACATATGTTGTAGATGTAAGTACTTTGCCTACTGGAAATTATTATTGGTCTTTAACAGCACGTAATAGATTTGTTGGTGTTGACAGTAATGCAAGTAACGTTGTTAATTGGAATGGTACTAATGTTAGTACACCTAGTGCTACAACATTTTGCAATGCAACTAGTAATGGAACTATTATTACATCAGATGCATTGCCGTTTGGAGGAACTGGTAATAGTTTTATAGGCTCGTTTGCAAAAGCCTTTCTTAAGTCTTATGATTTAGAAGTTGTAAGTGGTACTGGTCAATTTGCAGCCAACACTAGAATTACAAGTTTTACAAGTAATACACAATATACAATTAACAATGTACCAACTGTTGCATTAAGCAATGCATGTATTAAATTTGTTGGTGGTGGTATTTTTGGTAATAACATTCAAGCAAATACTGTTACTGGCAATAACATTCAAGCAAATACTGTTACTGGCAATAACATTCAGTCAAATACGATTACTTACAATAATCTTGGTAACACAGTTGTTGCTTTAGGTCCTTTAGCAAATTACACGTATCAAGTACCT